TCTTTTTTTATGTGCTTTATTTTTTGGTGTCTGTGATTCTTATAGTCTTTTTATTAAAAATCTCTGAGTTAAAGCTATATGTTGATATTTCTATCATATCTTTAACAAACTGACCAATATATGAAGGTTGGAATACAAAAATCTGACGCTTCTCATCATTTCTTCTACCTTCCATTTCAAAGTTAGTCACAGCTGTTACAGGATTTAACTCACCGCCAGGGATATCTGGGTTTGGGATAGTAAAGTCTTTATCAACAGACGCCTTACCGGGTAAGATGAGTCTATTGCGTCTATCTCTAACTTCTTTGGTTTCGTAGTAGTTTACGTCATTGATGTTCTCTTCACCATACTTTTTAGTAACATACACCCATAGCTGCTGTGATGATAGTGGGTAATCATTCTGGAAGTTGTAGATATTAGCATTAATAAGTACAACCCAGTCAAGTCCGGGGTCATTATATAACTTGTTGGCTATCTGGTCTGGTCTCTCATCACCATAGATTGTATATCTATTGAATAAAGTAAATACATTCTGCAAGTCATCACGAAGTTTACCTCTAATGAAGATATTCTTCATCAAGATATAGTCCTGTGATCCACTAGAGGATGCTAGGAAGTTTTGATATTCAATATTTGGAAGTTCTCTAAAATAAGTCATCAGAAACCAACTCCATCTTCTGCTCTGAATTGATCGTAGTCTTCAGAATAAACTGGCTCCATTTCTTGGAAAGCTAGGTTCATTCTCATTTTCACTGGAGTAGCATCCGAATATGTCATATATGGAGTGCCGTCAGTATATGTGACATTCATATTTTTCAGAGCACATGGCTTGAGCTTATATAGGAATGGGTGGTCATCACCACCACTCATAAACTTGATACGGAAAATGTCAGGAGCCTTGATGAATATACCATCACCACTATTGCCTGAGGTGTTCTTCTTGGCTGCCATTCTCCTCTTGAATGTATTGATGATAGCCTTACATTGAGACGCCTCTGAGCGGTCTCTAGGGGTCAATGAGAAGGAGTAGTTAAATGTTCTTAGGTTTACTCCTTTGAATAGGAGCTCCATATTTGGGTTAAGTACTTGACCAGTAGTCCTACTAAGGAGGTTACCGGCGTTAATGTTTGCACCAAAGACATTAACAGCATCAGCAACAAACTTAGCTTTCAATGCTGCTTTTGCTCGGGGGTCTTGGAGAGCATCAACCGCGTCACTAAAACCTTCTGCTCCAGCACCTAAACCACCCTTAATAGCTTCTGCTGCAACAGCAAAGCCATTAGTAGCTTTTCCCTGTTCCTGGAGGCTCTGCTTTGAAGCCGACAGGTTTGCTGCATTCACAGCAGCCATACCAGTATTGAGAGCCTTTGCACTCAAACTATCTAGACTATCTGATTCCCAGCTAACTGAGTTAGTATCGTTAATATTCTCTGGCATAGGTAGCAAAATAGAACCCAATGCATTAATTTGGGATGCTGCTGAACCAGCGCTTCCAGTGAAGTTGAACCCGATACCATTTCTAGCATTTCCAAGTCTGTTTGGAGAGTACTCTACAATCTCAAACATCATGTAGTCGTAGTCTGCTCCAATCTGCTGGTTTGGATATCTATATGTTCTGTAAGCCATAGTTGTGTTCCCCCCTAGGTATTTAGTTTATTAGGTTATTGAATATTGATACTGCATCACCAATTCTCAAGTCATTAACAAAGTTAGCTGCATTGGATAGAAGGTTGTTGTTATTACCTAAGACATAGTCATAGGATCTAATAGAACCAGCAACATACCTATCGTATATAAAGGAGCAAGTTATCTCAGTTAACTCACTGTTAGGTCCATATCGTAATGGTACTGAGTTTAAAGCTTTTGGTACTAGACCAATGAAGTTATACTCCATTACTTGCTTGTAGTTATTCTCAAATTTAAATATCCTAGTTGCTTGAGACTTATATCCAGTTGCAGGATCATTAGGATATTGCATTCTGTAGTTATACTGTGGAGACGCATATGCACCAGAGCGGATATCTCCTCCACTGACTGCATACTCCATCCAATGCTCTAGAAACTTTAAGCCTCTATATTCGTCATCACAATAGAATGATAGTGATATTTCTGTAAATATTTTTTGATATACGAAGTTTTCTGTTACGCCTTGAAAGTTAGAGCCCTCAACGGTTCCTAAAGATGAGCCAGGTAGTGAGGCTGACTTACACATAAGACCCACGTCACTACCGACAAAGGTGCGACTTACATCTCTTGAAGCTAGAAAACTTGATAGGCTAGCAGATAGACCGCCAAACTGAACCTGGTAGTAGTTTGCTCTAGAAAGGTTTCCGAGTAAGGGACGGATCTCCTCTAGCGTGATGTTACGTACCTCTGCCACTCTAAATACCTAGTCGGGTGCTACTTCTATTTATGGCTTATCGTGGAGTGTATAAACCAGAGAATCCTAGGAAGTATATTGGTGACCCAGGTAAGATTGTCTACAGGTCACTCTGGGAGCGTAAGTTCTGTAGATACCTTGATACGACTGAGAATGTATTGAAGTGGGCTAGTGAGGAGATAGTTATTCCCTACTACAACCCAGTAAAGAAAAGGCAAGCTAGGTACTTCCCCGACTTCTTTATGGAGTATAAGAATAAAGAGGGTAAGATAAAGAAATGCCTCATTGAAGTTAAACCATTAAAGGAGACAAAGCCCCCTACATATAAGAGAAGAACCAAGAATGTTCTTATTGCAGAAGCAATGTTCTCACAAAACCAAGCTAAGTGGGCAGCCGCACAGGAGTTCTGCTTAGACCAAGGATGGGAATGGAAAATTATGACTGAAAAGGAGCTTGGAGTCTAATGCCTAGAAAAAGTATTAAGTCTCGCACTAAGTCTAATAATAGACTAGCGACTGTTGAGAAGAATATGATCGGTACGGAGAGTGCTGATGATATGTTCGCTAAGGCATCCGATGCGTTGAAGTCTACCGAGGTTCAAGTTCCTATGGTAGGTAACTTCTATATATTCACCTATGTAGCAGCAAAGCGTGGACTATTGACTGACTTATATCCATTAGTTGCTGTAACGGGTGTTTATGACTGGGGGTTTACTGGTATAAATATGCACCTTGGTGAACAACGCAACTATAACTATCCAGTTATGATGTCACCGCTATATGAAGTTAAGTCTACAGAGTTAGATAGTGCTAGGTCTTTACCCCTAAAAATGCTTGTAAAAAATCCCGACTAAATAAAGTAGCTCAAGAATTATTATGTCATTACCTAAGATTGCAAAGGTGACTCATGAGTTGACCGTTCCGTCAACTGGTAAGAAGATTAAGTACAGACCTTTTCTTGTAAAAGAAGAGAAAGTTCTTATTCTAGCCCAAGAGTCCAACGCACAGCTTGAGCAAGTTTGTGCTATCAAAGATGTTATTTCTGCGTGTGTTCAAACACGTGGGTTTAAGGTTGATGAGCTAGCGACTTTTGATATTGAGTATATTTTCCTCAATATCCGTGGTACCTCTGTAGGTGGTGACGTCGAGTTAGTGATAACTTGCCCCGATGATGGGGAAACTAAAGTAGAAGTACAAGTATTTCTCGATGAGATCCAAGTCGAATTCGACGATGATCATTCAGACACTGTTACTATTGACTCCGAGTATTCCATTAAAATGAAATACCCATCAATGGAAATGGTAATGGCTACTGACCTTGAATCTGTATCAGTCGACCAAAGCCTAGAGCTTATTGCTGGCTGTATTGACCAAATTTACACAGAAGAAGAATCTTGGGCAGGTAGTGACTCTACACAAGAGGAGCTAATTGCCTGGTTAGAGGAGCTAGAGCCTAAGCACTTCCAAACTATTGAGAAGTTCTTTGCTACTATGCCCAAGCTATCCCACACTATCGAAGTTCTTAACCCCAAAACTGGCGTCAAGAATGAGATCGTGCTTGAGGGGCTAGGCTCTTTTTTCGCGTAAGTATGGCTCACGAGAGTCTTGAGTCATACTACAAAACGAACTTCGCTTTACTTCAGCATCATAAATGGAGCTTGAGTGAGATCGAAAATATGTTCCCTTGGGAGCGAACGATCTACATCACTCTACTTAAGAACTGGATAGAAGAGGAAGAAGCCAAACAATCCGCACAATAGTAAATTTAAATGAGCCTATTCGGTGCCGCCAGTAGTGGAGTAGACCCAAAAACAGGGTCATATCTCAACAAACAACAACGCATCGCTATGTTCCAAGCTTCCCAAGGTAATGGGGGAGCAGGAGCAGGCGGTGATGGTGTTGGTGGTGGTGGGCGTCGTGTATCTAATCCTAAGACCGCTATTGTTGTAGCCAACAAAATGACTGCTGTAGTTCAGAAACTACAGACTAGCTATCAAGCATCAGCAACCGCAGTATCAGATCAGGCACAGGCTAATAAGCAGTCACTAGAGAACTTAGCCAATACTGTTGCTAATAGTAGAGAACAGACGTTAATAGATGAGAAGAGAGAGACTAGAGACGATAGAGTAGAGAAGGAAAACAGACTAAGAAATACCAAAGAAAAACTTATTGAGGGTATATCCTCTGCCGCTGCTGGTCTTGCTAATGCTGGTCAGAGAGCTGCTACTAAGGCAGTTCAACCTATTCAAGGTTTACTTGGTAAAATACTGAGAGCATTTGGTTCTCTCGCCGCTGCTTGGACTGTTGATAACCTCCCATCTTTGTTGGGTGCTTGGGATGACTTTAGGACTGGTCTCCCAGACTTTAAGGATAACTTACTATCCTCTCTAGGGAAGATGAGGGGTGTCTGGTCTATTATTGACCTAGCACTGAAGAAAGTTGG